ATGCCAATTATTGAAGACCTTCCTGATCTTTCTCATTGGAAAACAGTACAAGAGTTTTCAATTTCTCAGGCGGCCATGTTGCTTGCAGGTATTGATCCATATGATTTTGAGAATGGCTTAGATGAGGTAAAAACTCGACGACATGAGCGGTGGAAGATGGCATGGGGTATTTCTGAGGGAATTATTAGTGCAATACGACGTGGCGTTCTTACACCTGTGCAATGCTTTGCAGTTAGATGGGTAGAACATGACCAGTGGAATGGTTATTGGGAATATTATGAGATTAAACCTACTGATCGCAAAAATGAAATATCTAAGGATAAAACACTCATTACTCGAGATTCATTATTTGTTTGGGTAGAAAATGAACGCGTTGATTTTGTACGTAAACCTGTGCCTGTAAAAATAGATACAACCACTTCTGGTTGGGAAAGTAATCTGCCATCTGTGGTGATTGATAGTGAACATTGTGAAGTTAAAGAGTCACTATTGTTGTTACCTAAATATGAACATAATTGTGAAGGTTTGGAGTTTGTTGAAGAGGCTATTAAACAGTTTTGGTCCACATACGATGAGACTGATCCTTCTACAGCACCTACAAAAATGGAAGTCACTGACTATCTAAAAAATAGAGGGGCATCTAATAATCTTGCAGAGGCTGTGGATTTAGTTCTTCGTCCATTTTCTGTAAGAAAGATTGGTAGAAGAAAATCAATAAAAACAACAAGATAATCACCACTCACCCTTTACAATGAAACGGTGGGGGGACATAAATAACCATCTCTTAAAGAACGGCTTCGGCCGTTTTTTTTCGCTTTTTATTTTATGCAAGGCTGGGTAGGGTTAAACCACATAGGTAGGTACCATGTTTATTATTACCCATCTTTTTTTTACTTCTCTGAAATGAAAATATTTCGTAAACCGCAATAAATCTCACGAGGTAAATATGTCGCAATCATTCATTCGTCTTTCTGAGGTCCTGTGTAGAATTCAGTTAAGTAAAGCATGGGTCTATAAACTCATAGCACAAGATAAATTCCCAAAGCCCGTCAAAATCGGTTCGCGTGCCATCGCCTTCGTCGAAAGTGAAGTTGATGACTGGATTAACCAGCGTATCGAAGAATCACGCAAGGAGGTTGCCTGAATAAGAAGCCCTATGTGTATTTGTTGCGAGTCGTTGCATTAGCATCTGGTTAAGATCTGGTGGTCACGACAGCTATCAGCTAATTAAACACAGGTAAATCATCATGACTAAATATTATGCCCCTATTGGGGAGGACCTCTCTCAACCTAAAATCGGCCTGCATGGCATTTCTACGCCAACCATGAGTAGTCTGGAAATGGTCGATTACATTAATGCCGAACGTCAGTTGAAAGCAGAAGAAGAGGGGATGTCATTCCCATGCAAGAAATACCGCAAGCTTCGCCATGACAGTTTTATGGCGAAAGTGCCAAAAGTCTTGGGTGAAACTCAATCTCCAAAATTTTTTGGAGATTACATTGATGGCAAAGGGCGAGCCCAATCCTGCTACAACTTCCCCAAACGTGAGGCCTGTCTGATGGCAATGAGCTATAGCTATGAGCTGCAGGCCAAGGTTTATGACTACATGGAAGAGTTAGATCGCCAGGCCCATGGCTACCTCAATTACTCAGTCCAAGAACTACAGGCAATTGTGGCTGGAGCTCGTAAGGTTTCAGATGAAGACTCAAGTGACGCTGGCCGCCGTTTGCGTAAACGGCAGGACGATCTGGTTTTGCTAAATAAAGCGGAATCTCTGGTCAAAAGCCTCAGTCAGTTAAATCTGGATTTAATTGGTGGTGGCAAATTTCTAGAGGTTCGGTGATGCTTCCTGTCAGTTTTGTCCATGGTGAAGGCAGCGTTGTTAAGAACGCTGCCTTATTGAACCTCAAAGATCACTGGTCTTTTGTGCTTTTGTGTTTCTTCCTCTCGCGAAATTTTATTTCCCGTTCCAGAGCTGTTACAACAAATTGGCCAGTGCTTTCACCTTGTTCTTTTAATGCTTCGACTGCATCCGCAACTTCATGGGGTACTCGTACGTCGAATCGCTTTGATTTTGCATTGATGCCTTTGGTTGCCATGACATTTCCATTATTGGGTAGGTGTCCGACATCATACATTAAAATTTCAACTGAAAAAAGCATTGACGTGTCGGACACCTTGGCATTACATTGTGTCCGACACCTTGTGTTGATTCAGGTGAAAATGCGAAACCCGGTAGTGCTACCAACACTTACCGGGTCTCTAACCACAACGTAAGTGAGGCTTACACTATGGCACATTCACATAGTAACCAAACTCGCCCTGAAAAAAAATATCATTGGCGATTTCTGGTATTAAACCAAACTGATTTTTTAGCAAACTTTTGCTGCTTGATTGTCGAAGTATCATCTGGTTTTGATGTTGGTACGGCATCTATGCAGTTTTACGCTTTCTATTCCACTGGTCGCGTTCGTATTCAGGAGGTGGCTAATGTCTAAATCAACTCAACTCAAGTTTCACAAAAATCGCTGCTCTATTTGGGCAAGACTTCCTTTTGTAGACCGAATTGAGGGTAAGCCAGGTTACAACTCTTGGTGTGTTCCGCGAGATGGTGGCTATTTTGGCGGTTGTGAGTCAGGAAAGGCACTTGGAATGATTTACCTCAAATATTTACGTGAGAATGGGAGAGGGTTAGGAGGCAATCTACAGTTTGTTGTCATGGATATGTGTGGCTTAGGTTTTTCTGCCGGGAGACTTACTGACGAACAGGATGCGCTTAAAGGACAGATTGTTGGTTTTTTCACACTGTTAGAAGATTGGTTGGAACAAGCTGTAAAGCATGGAGGCCATAAGCTAGACAATCTTGAAGAGCCAAAATTGCTCAAGTACGCAAACCATTGGCTGTCAGTGAAGGACGCGGAGGTTAATCATGAGTCAGATTGAGCAAATTCTCACTAGGTCCTGTTCAAGGAATGAATCTACGGATGAACTCAATAAAATAAGTTCAAACTCTCATGATGCCTTTGATGGAATTATTTCTGGTCTCAGCTCCATGGGGAACGTGATTTTCTGGGCATGTGATAATGCCGATTACGATGATAAATCTGCTAGAGAAGATCTCCGCAATATCGGTGAAATGCTGATGTATCTCCCTGGCATTGCCGCTGCATTGAAATTCAACGCTGGTGAAGCTGATTCAGTTTTGAGAGAAGCCAGACGCAAGAAAAACTGAACCAGTAATTTATAACCCGCTATTAGAACAAATACAGCCATCAGGTTGGGGACTTACTCGGCCTGATAAATGGAGAAGCGTAATTATGAAACCTGAAAAACAGAGCTTCATAAAAAAGAGACAATACTTCGTAGTCTATTACTTGGTCCTTTCTTTCCATTCTGAAAGGGGGAGCTATGGCGCGCATTAGAACAATTAAACCCGAATTCTTCCTGCATGATGAGTTATTCGAACTTGAGAAAGAAACTGGGTTGCCAGTTCGCCTGACCTTTATAGGTCTTTGGACTCAATGCGACCGGGAAGGTCGCTTTAAATGGCGGCCTTTAAGGCTTAAAGCTGCGATTCTTCCTTACGATGAAGTTGATATGTCACGCGTACTTCACGCGTTAAATACGCGTGGTTTTCTTGTTAAGTACGCTAATAACACGGGTGAGTATGGTGTGATTCCTTCGTTCAAAAACCACCAAGTTATTAACAATAAAGAGTCAAAATCTGAGCTTCCGGCCATTTCTGGCTGTGAAATCCTGAAACCCTTATCTGATGCGGGTTGTGGCGCGATAGGCACGCGTGAACCACGCGATGATGACGCGTACCAAGGGGAAAGGAAGGAAGGAAAGGAAGGGAAAGGAAAGGAACTAAATACAATGTCCGATTTTCCTCGGACAAATTGTGATGCTCCAGATGAACAGAAAAGTTTACCTGCACAGGAAAAGTCAGAACCAAAGAATGGGGACGACAGCGGTGATCCAGTTGAAGCAGCATTTGAAAATATCTTTTGGATGGCTGGACTTCGTAAGGATGCAAAGGTCAAGGCTAGGTCTGCTTTTCAAACAAAATTTAAGGAATGGAAAAAATCTAACCATGGCACACCAGAGGACTTCGCCACACTGCTAGCTGATGACATTCGAATAAGAGCTAGGGCGCAGCAACTTGGGTTCGACAAGTTACTTCCTGCTACGTATTTGAACGGTGAGCGCTGGAATGATGAGAAACCAGTCGTAACGTCGAATTCTTCAGCAGCCTCCACTCCGGGAGGCTCAGCATCAAACTCATGGTTCACTCCGTCAAATGACGGTTCATCTGAGGTTTTTATTAATCAGGCGGCTATTGAGCGTTTGAATCGTGGCGGACAACGCAAATGAAAACACTCATCAAAAGGTTGCTTGTGGCCGGATACAACCATGGTGTTTTGCGCAAGGACTTTGTGTCGTGGTGTTTTGTTAAATTTGATTTGAGGAGTGTGTAATGACCCCTGCTGAACTCTCAGAAAAATTATGGGATAACGCTGAACGCGTCGCTAAGTTTCTCCTTCCGAAGGGACACCTCGAAGGCAAAGAGTGGTGTGCTGGCAATATTAACGGTGACTCAGGCAAAAGCCTCAAGGTTAATATCGGTGGTAAAAAGTCATGGGCTGATTTCGCCAGCGGTGACAGCGGTGACCTGCTGGATCTCTGGGTGCTAGTGCGTAACTGTCAGCTGCATGACGCTATGCGAGAAGCGAAAGAGTTTCTTGGCCTGAAAGATGACGATTACCACTTCGAAGCGAAGAAGAAAACGTTCTCTCGCCCGACGAAGAAGGGCGTTAAAGCGGCCAGTAAATGCTACGACTATCTCGCTTCGCGTGGCATTACCCGTGAAACTGCCGATCGTTTTAAAGTGACAGACGCGGTGGTCTGGTACCACGATGAAAACCGCGATGTGCCTGCCGTGGCATACCCGTACATTCGGAACGGTGAACTGCTGCAGGTAAAACGTATTGGTACCGAAAGGCCAAACGGCAAAAAGCTGATCATGGCTGAAGCTGATTGTGAACCATGTCTGTTTGGCTGGCAGGCGCTGGATAAAAATACCCGTCTGGTTGTGCTGTGCGAGGGTGAGATTGACTGCATGACCTTCACGCAGCTCGGTTATGATGCCCTGTCTGTTCCCTTTGGCGGCGGCAAGGGTGCTAAACAGCAGTGGATCGAATATGAATACCACAACCTCGATCGCTTCCAGGAAATCTGGCTGTGCCTCGACAACGACGATGTAGGCCGCGAAGCTGCAAAAGAAATCGCCAGACGTCTTGGTGAGCATCGTTGCCGCATGGTTGAACTGCCGCACAAAGATATCAACGATTGCATGATGAACGGAATGGACAGCGACTCCATTCTGGAATTCATGGAGCGAGCTAAATTCTTCGATCCCGATGAGCTTTGTTCAGCAGGGGATTTGCTTCAGGAAACTATCGAGGCATTCGAACATCGGGATACCGGCCTGTTTACAAGCCCATGGACTTCGCTGAACAACAACTTTAAGTTCCGTGCCGGTGAGCTGACCCTCGTCAATGGCGTGAATGGCCATGGCAAAACAGAGCTCGTTGGACATATCGCGATTGATGCGATGAGTCAGGGCGTCAGGACTTGCATTGCTTCTCTGGAGCTTAAACCAGGCAAAATGCTTGCCCGACTCACGAGGCAAACCATCTGCACTTCCTCACCGAAACGTGAAGAAATCATTATGACCAACGAATGGTTTTCTGACCGCCTTTGGGTATTCAAACTTACCGGAACGGCCAAAGCAGACCGGCTTCTTGAGATTTTTGCCTATGCCCGGCGTCGCTATGGCATTGAGCTGTTCGTCATAGATAACCTGGCTAAATGTGGGTTAGACGAAGAAGACTACACAGGTCAGAAGGACTTCATCGATACGCTGTGCGACTTCAAGAACGAGCATAACTGTCACGTCCTGCTGGTTACCCACGCCAGAAAAACAAACGACTCCGCTCCAACCGGAAAGATGGACGTAAAAGGCACCGGTGCTTTAACCGATATGCCCGACAACGTGATGGCCGTTTGGCGCAACATTCCACGCGAGCTAGCGCAGAGAAAAGCTGAGCGTATGGGTTATGAGAGCCTCGACAAAGACGAACAGGCCGCAATCAATCTTCCCGCCTCAATGATTCGTTTGTTGAAGCAACGAGAAGGGGAAGGATGGATCGGCGATATCGGAGCTAACTTTGACTCTCGCTCTCACCAGTTCCTGGAAGGCGAGAAAAAACCATTTAACTACCTGGTCGGTAAGCCGCAAAGCGAGCTTGATCTCGAGTGGGAAGCCAGCAACGTGACGAGGGTTTGAGAAATGAAACTGGAAGCACCAATGAAACGCCCTCAAGAGATGCAGGTCTGTAACAGCGTAAATAAGACAGGAGCACAGAACAATGCGTGACATTCAGATGGTTCTAGAGCGCTGGGGCGGCTGGGCAGCAAGTGATAGCTCTGGGGTGGATTACTCTCCCATCGCGGCCGGCTTCAAGGGGCTTCTTCCACAAACTAGTAAAACTCGTCTTTCATGCACTGATGATGATGCCCTGATTATCGAGGGTTGTTTAGCTCGGTTGCAAAAGCGTAAGCCCAATGAGCATTCGCTATTAGTTGCGCATTATCTCTATGGCATATCAAAGCGGAAAATCGCGAAAGCGCGAAAAAAGGATGAAAAGCTTATACGTATTGAGATCCAGATGGCCGAAGGTTTTATCGATGGATGTCTGAGTATGTTGGATGTGAGACTTGATATGGATTCATAGAAAAACGCCCCTATATGGGGCGCTTTTTTATTTTATGAAGGACATTTGCTCAACAAAGAAGATAATCTGTTCTTTAAGGTCAGTGTGCCATAGGTGGTTTCCAGATAGTTTAACTAATAGGTCATCAACTCTACGATGGTCATCATCATTTTTAAAAGAAAATCTTTCACTTAAATTTATGTCTTGTTTTATTAATCCATAGAAAATGATGGCTATCCAAGGAATTTTAGAACCATTACCCATTTCACTAATGATGCTATTTACACGCAGTAAATTTGCAAGCTTATCAATTGAATCTGAAGTGAGCTCTTCTTTTAATAATGTTTTGTCTCCAAAGCAATGAATAAAAACCGACACAACAAAAATAACCTTGTATATTTCATACGTGTTTTCAGTGAAGCCTTCTTCATTAATTTTTTGGAAAATAGTCAAGTTTCTTGCAAAAGTATTTGTTTCTCGTAGGGTAAGGTTAGCTCTTTCAATTAAATTATTGACATGATAACCAGCTGATTTATGTACTAGTGAAAGGGTTGGTGAAGATTTAACTAAGTGTGCCCAATATACACTTGATGCCCTGCACATTTCATAGCCATTTTTCAAGAAAGAATCAGGAAGCGTAATTGTATATTTTATAAACTTGTCAAGGTATTTTTGAGAATTAATACTGTATCCATAAATATGATTTATCGAAGCTTTCAGTTGTTTAGTGTTAGCTACTAAAATGAAATAAACGTTGTCTATGTCGAAGATGTGTTTGATGGTTTCCAAAATTGAAGTTGAAAAACTAGGCTTACATCTATCAAGTTCATCTATTATGATTGTAACTTTATTCTTTTCAGATAAATTAGAAATGCATTCCTTTAGAGAATTTATGTTTTTTTCAGCTTCCATGTGATCCTGAAGCATGTTTTCTATGGCCACATTGCTCGCTTCTTTCATCGCTTCCTGAAGTTCTTCCGCAACATTTTCCGCTTCTTGCCTAAGAACCCAATTTGCGCCTGCCTTAAGAGCAGTTTTAGTAACAAATCTAAGAGCTGGTACTGCTTTTTCGATAAACGCTTTCTTATCAGCTTTTGGTAAAATACTTGCTATGGCAGATGTAATAAGTAAGAGAGGGGATTCAGCATGATCCCCTTTAAACGCATCAACATACACAACTTTTGAGTCGGGCTCTAACTCACTAATGAGATTCTTTAGTTTAATACTAAATTCAGTCTTGCCTGTACCCCAATCGCCATCTATCACCAGAGGAGAAATGTCAGTTTCAGGTACCAATAGCTTAATAATCTTTTCTGCGATGGTTTTACGCTCAAATTCATCGCGCTGGGAGAAGGTAAGTGTTTCCTGCATTTAATCAATCCTTTAATGGTAGCTGTGTGGTTTCTAAGGATACTGATTTTCCGTGCGAAATCATTAACGCGGTCCGCAAAAAACGTTGTAATCTGTTAAGAGTGGTCACTTAGACACACAGATTAATCATCGAAACCCTGCCTTGGCGGGGTTTTTGCTTTTCTGAGGGTATGCAATGCAAGACGGTACGCAGCAGCCATATTTCTTTAACCCTGGCATGACAGCTGAGCAACTTGAAGACTGGCTTGGGCAGCAGAAAACCCACCTTTCCCACTTCAATCGTCTGGTGAAAGAAAAAGCCGCTCTGGAAGAACGGCTGGAAGAGGTGAATCGGGTTATTGGTTTACTTTCTGCATCAGGCTTCGAAGGAATGTTGAGTTTTCCGTATGATTCCAGTCATCTTCTGGAAAATCTTCAAACAGGAAAGAAACAGACGGCAGGTTGAAGCTCTGCAGCACTTCTTGAGCATCAGAGCTAAGATTATCAATTCTCAATTCCTCCTGAATGACAAACAAAGCATCTTCAAGAGACAAGTTTCTGATGTCGGATGGCAGCCAATGAGTCTTCATAAAAATCATATGGTAGAGCGCGGACTTTCCCTCAAGTGGATCGAAAATCGTTGCGTATTTCAGTCTATGCTGATGAAGTACCATCTCAAGAGTGAAAATTAAAGCCGTTCTGTTTCTGATTTGGTTGTCTTGCTGGCTTCCATGATAATATGCAGATTGAGGCATGTTCCTGTTTTCGCATATGCGTGATTTTATGACGTGAAGCAAATTGTGATATTCGGACATGAACTTCTCCTTGTCTGGTTGATTATTTTTTGCGATTTAACGATACCAGACAGGAATGGGGGCAACCATAAAAACCATTGATATTGCGTGGTTAGTTTGACTTATGTATCATCTCGCTCCTGGCCCTTTAGCTCAGTTGGTTAGAGCGTGCGACTCATAATCGCCCGGTCGCTGGTTCAAGTCCAGCAAGGGCCACCAGACCGCCACTAGCTCATCGGGAAGAGCGGCAACTAAATGTTGTAGTACGAGGTTCGAGGCCCCGCTGGCGGACCAATGCCGACTTAGCTCAGTAGGTAGAGCAACTGACTTGTAATCAGTAGGTCACCAGTTCGATTCCGGTAGTCGGCACCATATATAGATAAGGACTTCCAAATGATGGGATATGCGATTGGCAGCTTCTTCGGAATGATGATGATCTCTACCGCCTATGCATTCATATACACAAGGATTGGCAAAGCTTTATCTCTGAAGATAACTCAAGCTTGGGCTCATAGACCAGCAAGATTTATCATCCTCCTGATTTTCGCCGCCCAGGGAATTGTTTGTTTAGGAATGCACCTCATCAGCTTGTATCTTCTCTACCTTGGAGCGACATTTGAACCATATACTGGTTCTTATGGGTATGAATACACTGGAGAAGATAAAATATCGACAGCATGGATTTTCTTCGGTGCGGCCATGGCAACCTGCCTAATTGCTGATATCCTCAAAGGAATTTTCGTCCTTACCTTCGCGGACTAACCCGCCTAAAAACACTTAATGAAACAAATGAAGCTTTTCGGTCTGCGATGATGGGTTACCCGGAGTGACTGAAAAGCGACCCAGTTTTGAATGGGCGCTGCTTTTCGCAAAATTGCTGTGTGAAAATACTGACCTTTAGGTTCAGCGCTCATCCAAAAGCATCTCGTCAAAATCCAACTAACCAGGGTGGTTTGTTGGATGAGGTGCCTCAAATTCAAATAGCCTCGCTTCGGCGAGGTTTTTTCATTTGTAAGACCTCCATCAGGAAGCGATGTCTAATCTCATTGACCGCAGGAATAAGTTCAGCGTAATTTATTTCTGTGGTGAATCCTTTCTAAGCGAAAGGGCGTTCCAGTCAACTGCTATCTGCAGATATGCGCGCGGCTTTGCTGACTGGGGTAGAGTCACCGGGAGGCACCCGGCACCATGACAACAACAATACAAGTTTCAAATTCCTTGAGAGCCTGCCATAAAACGCAGGCCTTTTTTTATGGTTTTGCAAACTGCTGCTACGCTTTGAGTTGTGGGAAGTAACTGAATGCCCAGTGGTTCTCCTGGACCGATAGTGAATCAGCCGATACAACTTCACTTCTAAGCATAGGTCTTACTCACACCTACCTTACAAATAGTCAACTCATTAGACCGCCATCAAAAGCGGGCTTTTTTTATTTCAGGCCCCGGGAACCATCATCGACACGCCTACTAGTTAAATCGTCCCGAGGGCCTAACCCCTTACACACAACTCCCGCCATTACGCGAGGAGATAGAGATGATCCGATATATGCCTGACAAAATTGCATCCGCAGTCTCGTATTGCGTGTCCGGCAGTCTTATTTGTGGAGGCGGCATTTTGCAATGGTTGCACGACCTCGACTGGAACAAGGTTGCAGTGATTGGCGGTTTTCTTATCGGCATAGCCACTTACCTGACCAACCTTTACTTCAAAAGACGCCAGACCAAGGCATACGAGAAGGCCCTTAAGAAGGGCTACATCACAGCACCGCCACAGGATAATTAACATGGCATCGACCAGAGCAAAACTTAGTGCAGCCATGCTATCCCTGATCGCCGCTGGCGCCTCAGCACCTATGCTATTTGACCAGTTCATCAGTGAGAAAGAAGGCAATGCGCTTGTTGCTGTGATGGATCCCGGTGGCGTCTGGTCACTATGCCATGGCGTAACAGTTATTGATGGCAAGCGTGTCGTAAAGGGCATGACTGCTACCGAGGCGCAATGCAAGAAAGTGAACGCCATTGAGCGAGACAGAGCTCTTGCCTGGGTCGACCAGAATATCAAGGTCCCACTGACAGCTCCACAGAAAGTAGGGATTGCTTCCTTCTGTCCGTACAACATCGGCCCCGGTAAATGTTTCCCCTCGACTTTCTACAAGCGTATAAATGCTGGTGACCGGAAAGGGGCCTGTGAAGCTATCCGCTGGTGGATTAAAGATGGTGGCCGTGATTGCCGCCTGACCAAAGGCCAAAAGAATGGCTGCTATGGGCAGGTCGAGCGGCGCGATCAAGAAAGTGCGCTGGCATGCTGGGGGCTGGATCAATGAAAATTAATCCGGGTCTAATCGGCGTTGTCGCTATTGCTGTTCTTTCGGTCGCCCTCGTTAAGAGTTGCTCGGACGTCAGTAACCTTCAGAGCGATAACGACGTTCTGCGAAGTGACAACTCTTTGCAGGGGCAGGTGATCGCCACTCAGGCATTCAACTTCAATCGGTTCAATCAGGTTGCAGAGCATGCCAACAGACTTAACTCCCTGATCGACACCCGTACTGAAGAAACCGTAATCGAATACCGGGAGATTCTCCGCCGTGAAAAGACCTGTGATCTGCCTGTTCCTGCTGATGTCGCTGGTGGGCTGCTCGAATACGCGCACCGTTTACGTTCCAGCGCAATGCACACCGATACCAGCAGACCTGACGCAGCCGATGATCGTTCCGCTGCCGCTAGCTCAATGACGTACTGCCAGGCAGTCTTGTGGATTAAGCCTCTACTGGCCGTGATTGAGAAGGGCAACAATAACTTCGCAGGTATAAGGCAGATAGAGCTGGAAAGGAAAAACTAGGGATGGCTCGTCCTTGAGCACACGGGTATTTCTGAACGACGGCTTTACCTGACATAGCAAAGCACTTTTAAATTCTAGAAAAGACTCAATATTTAACAAGCGAAGCGCATCAATCCGAAAAAAAGCCCCCACAAGGAGGGCTACCGGAGTCTCAGTTTCACATGCTCTTTTTATCGATGTTTCCCTGGAGTTGGCATTCTCCGCATCAGAGTCTTGGATATCCTGGCATGGACCCAGAGATCAACAAGCGTAAGCGTAAAGAATTAAGATTTTACTTAGGCAGGTAGATTGGTGTTAGGTGCCAAGTTATCTATCTGTTCACGATATCGATGTTCAGGATCGCCAGACGAAGAAAGACATCCTGGCGCATAACAAAGCGTGGCAGGCGAACTGCCAGGAAATGAAAAACAGAGAACAGGCCTTTTAATTGGATTTATTGAACTGTAAAGAATTCCTCAAAATAATCTATTAATCGAATAAGTTGATGACTAGCTTCGTTAATATCGAAGATTAAAACTATCCATATGGCAGCAAGCAACATCAGGATAACGTAAAGCACATACATCACTAACCTCATTCAGACTGTCCATAGCATTGTTATCGATTATAGATGTCACAAATCTAAGTTACAGACAAGCAAAAATAGGCCTCGTACAGGCGGGGCTTTTTTATGCGCATCGCACGCGCAAATTTTACTCAGAATCTTTCAGGATGACCCTTGAGGAACCGGCTGGCGTCGGAGCCTTCTGAGGGCTGGATCTCCTGTGCGACAAGGTTCATCACTAAAAGGTAGCTCCGATGAATGGGATTGTTAGAAATGCAGGTAAAACCTGTTCCGTTAATTCATGTGAACGGCCAGCGCATTGCAAAAGCATGTGCCAGATGCATTATCTTCGGCTTTATAAAACCGGCTCCCTTAAAGCAAAATCACCACTCGATAGATTGAGAAGCAAGTATGTGGTTGATGAGTCAACCGGATGCTGGAACTGGCTTGCATACATAAATCCAGACGGCTATGGAATGTTCAAACATAAAGGGATGATGACCTTGGCCCACAAAGCCAGTTATGAACTACTGGTCAAGAATGTTCCTGAAGGTTTTGAGCTTGATCACGCCTGCCATAACCGGAAATGTGTCAACCCAAAACACCTACGAGTGGTAACACACACAGTAAATATCTGGAATAGAATAAAGCCTGTGAGCTCGACTGGTGTGATGGGTGTCTCAATTAGGGAAAGCGGAAAGTACAGGGCAAGGCTGACGAGAAATGGCGATATCATTTTCCAAAAGGAATTTGAGACATTATCCGAAGCAACGGCTGCGGTTGAAAAAGCACGTTTCGAATTTGAGGGGAAATAATGGACGTCATTGTTGATGGGGTTCCTTATGTCCGCGCCGATAGCGTTTCTCACAATAAAATCGGGATCGCGATAACTACGCATAACAGGCCGCAGGTACTCGCAAATTCACTTGAGCAGCATCGTAAATATTTACCTACCGGCGCAGTGGTATTCGTGATTGATGACGGGTCCAACCCTCCAGCAAAAGTGCCGGAGTGGTGCAATTTACTCCGGCACGATAATTCACTTGGAATTGTCGCATCGAAAAATGCCAGCCTTGAATGCCTTATGGACTCAGGATGCGAACATTTATTTTTGTGGGATGACGATGCGTATGCTATCGCTGATAACTGGCACCTCCCTTACATCGAATCACCAGAACCTCATCTTGCTTACCAGTTTCTCGATCTGGCTGGTCGCAATAAGCTGAATGACCTTTCGGTGCTTTACCGTGACGATCAGCATGTGGCGTATACCGGCCAGCGCGGCGTGATGCTTTATTACCACCGCAGCGCCATCGAGAAGGTGGGCGGATTCGATCCGGTTTATGGTCGCGGCATGTACGAGCACAGCGACCTCGCCCTGCGTATTCATAATGCTGGCCTCACGACGTGGGCTTACGCTGATGTCGTAGGTTCAGAAAAACTGATTCATTCTCTCGATGAGCATGAGGCCGTGGAGCGTTCGGTACCGAAGCCAGACCGACAGGCGCTGGTGGAACGTAACGTTAAAATCCACAACGAACGGCGTGATGCCGGGTTTACCGGGTACGTTGAATACCGCCAGCAGCGCGACGTGGTTATCACTACTCTGCTGACCAGCCAGGCTGACCCTCAGCGCGGCACGAAAATGACGGCCTCGCCTGACATGCTGGCCGGGTGGGCGTCCTCGCTTCGGAATTGTGGACGTATTGCGCTGGTGGATGAGCTGCAGACAGGCCCGGCAGACGTTGAGCTGTACCGCGTTCCTGACGTGAAGATGAACGTTTACTTCCGGCGCTGGCTTCACATCTGGCAGCATCTACGCGATCACCCTGAATACCGGCTCGTCTGGTGTACTGATGGTACCGATGTCGAAATGCTTCGCGCGCCGTGGGAAGAAATGGAACCCGGTAAGGTGTATGTCGGTTCTGAACCGAAGACTTACTCCGATACCTGGGCAAAGCAGAATCATCCTGAACGTATCTATCAGGAGTTCATTGAAGCGCACCGCAATAATGTGATGCTTAACGCTGGTCTGCTGGGTGGCACCCGCGCTGATGTAATGGCGTTCGCTCACGGCATCATCCGTCTTTACTACCGGATCGAAAGTTATCGCTTCTGGAAGAAAGAGCAGGCTGGCGCTGCAGTGGGTGACATGCTGGCGTTCGGTATTGTCGCTCATTCATTCGCAGGAAAGGTGATTACCGGACCTCAAGTGCACACCGTTTTCAAAACTGATGGGATCGGTAAGGAGGCCGCATGGTGGAAACACAAGTAACGATCAATATCTTTACTGCTGTAATGCACAAAAATAGCTTTTACATTCATGCCGACACGCGGCAAGCGTTCAGGATAACTCTTAGCAGTACGCTTGGATGGGGCAAATTTGCATTAATCCGCCCCTCCGACGAATTTAGCCCTACAGGAGGACTTTTTGAATTAGTTGAATTGCGCTCGGCAGATTCAGAGCCCCCTGAGTCAGTAGCTGTAGGGTCAAATGTTTTATGGCGTCTGCCGGAAGCTCTCGAAGTTTTGAAATCAATCCATTCTTCTGATCTTCAGGCATATTTGCAACCCGAATTATGTCCTCAAGGGCAATTATAGTGTCATTGTGAAGTCTTACAGTTTGAACTTTCAAAATGGCACTTAAACCGCCATCATCCAGCAAGAAATCTATACCTTTCTCGGTGATGTAACATGAGTGTGAGTTAAAACTGTACTTAACGCCTTCACCTAAAGTCTGACTTTTTATTAGCGGATTACTTATCAATCCATGCATTTCAAGATATAGAAGACATGCAATAAAATGGTCTTCATCTTGAAATTTTTCAATAAGTTCAAGCTCCTGTGGGTATGTTAATGAACGAGGTGCACAGTCTACTAAAGCATTCAAAACTTCAAGCTGCAGAGCTCGATCGTATTTTAGTGTTTTATCCATTAATCCACTCCTTAATTATTTTTATGAGATTAACTCAAACTTGTTAAGCACAACACCCTGATAAACAGACAGTAACCGCTATTGTGCGGTTTTATTATTGGAGATTCTCTTGTGGATGAAGACATAAAGTTTGTGGTGGTCGGCCATAACATCCGCTTAGGACAAGCGCAACGGCTTGCTACGCTGCTGGATGCTCACCTGCTGGTTGATGACGGTAACCATGGTGCGAACTGGAATCACCGGCGCGCTATCGAATGGGCTGCTGAGCAACCTTGCCGGGTAGTTGTGCTGGAAGACGACGCGCTTCCTGTGCAGGGTTTCACCGATAAGGTAACTGACTGGCTGGTGCGTTTCCCTGAAGACATGCTGAGCTTTTATCTAGGTACCGGCCGACCGCCGCAGTATCAGAAAGAGATTGCCGGAATGCTGGTGGAATCAGACAGAGTAAACGCTGATTACCTTGTTCTAAGCAAACTGATTCACGGCGTATGTTACAGCCCTCCTCAGGCCAGGCTGGCGCGCATGCTTAACGCCTGGAATAAAACGCTTGCAGCTGATTACGCTGTCGGTGAGGCATTCGGTGGCCGGGTGATTTACCCGTGTTACTCGCTGGTGGACCACGCTGACCTCCCGACGGTTGAACGTCACCCTGACAACGAGCCGAGGACGGAACGCCGCCGGGCATGGAGGCTGGCTTAAACATGCCCGACGACTTTCGGGCCTTGGTTTTTATTTGTTAATGCGTTCAAGTCCGGAGAATACTCGCACTTTAGGCGAGCCCGTCACTAGTATCGATGGCTCTGGTTCTGGTTGTACCTTATTAGCAGCGGCCTGAGCTTTGCTTAATACTTGTTGGGGGGTTATATCAGCCACCATTGAATATTCAGCGGAAGGTAATTTCCATCGAACGCCGTCTATGCCTAGTGAACGTGAGAACCCTTTGGCGCTCATCGCCTTATGTAAATCTTCATAATCACCATCATCTGCATCATGCAGCTCAACGCGCACAGTGTAATTAGTCATATCTCAACTCCTGTAGAAAGGGAGTAAATAAGATAATTCCCGGTGAGCGAAGCGACAATTGATTTCTTGGATACTCTATGAAAGAACCACGCATCTATGGTACCCGATGGGATAAAGCCCGTCTGCGTTTCCTGCAGCAGCGCCCACTATGTGTGATGTGCGAGCAGCAGGGACGCATTACCCCGGCAACGGTGGTTGACCATATCGAACCCCACAAACTCAAAGATGCGCTTAAGTCAGGTAACCTGCTGGCCATATCGAAAGCACAGCTCCTGTTCTGGAGTAAAGAGAACTGGCAGCCACTGTGCAAAGCGCATCATGACTCAACGAAACAGAGAATGGAGAAGAGCGGCGCGGTAATAGGCTGTGATGCCAATGGCTACCCGCTCGATCCTGCGTCTCACTGGAGCACGTAATGAAAGACCTCAGCATTGAATACCGCGATGGAAAATTCGTTCGCCTGGTGATTGATGGCGTGGAGATGAAGGATGTGACATCCATTCAGTTCTCGCACGCTGTAGGGCAGGAGGTGCCGACAGTGACCGTCTCAGGGCATGTTGTCTCCGGGCACGGTAAAGGCGCTCAGAAACTCGAACAGGTAGACAAACATTCGGCATAGCGCGGCGGCGGCAAGGCGATTTCCTATCATGTGAAATCATTTCAAATGCAATGATATCAAATGAGAATGAGTCGCATCAGGGCAGGGGGGGGATCAAATCTTCAAAACCTTTGCCCGAAATGACCGCCGCCAAAGTTTGATTTTAACGCTAACCCGATTTTTTTAGTTTTAAGGTGTTGACATATGGCAGATAAACGAACCCGTTCCGACAGTTCGGCGGCAGCGGTTCAGGCCATGAAAAATGCAGCAGTGGACACCATCGATCCTCCGTCCCATGCAGGTTTGGAGAAAAAAGCCGAACCATTCTGGCATGACAATATCAGATCGAAAGCTCTGGACAGCTGGACGCCAGCCGACCTTTTGGCCGCCGTAGAACTGGCAAATAATCAGCTCTATATCACCGTTTTACGCAGAGATTTGCGTAAAGAAGAACGCGCGCGCGGTGAAGCGAGAAATGAGGCGCTGATTAAAAACCTCCGCAAACAAATTCCTGATTTGCAGCGAACTATCCTGGCTCAGCGCCGTGACCTGCAGATCCATTCCCACGCAACCAACGGTGAAAGCCGCGACCAGAAGAAACGCAATCAGAATGATCGTGATGCACGAAACACGAAAAACGAGCATCAGGGCCAGGACGACAACCTGATCGCCTTTCCCAAGCACGGATAAAAGACTATGACGCGAGGTGAGCGTGTAATAGCGTTCATTGAGCGCTATTGCATCGTGCCGGAAGGCAAGCTTCTGGGTAAGCCTATGAGGCTTGATCCCTTCCAGAAAGAATTCATCCTGGCGGTTTACGACAATCCAGTCGGAACCGATAAAGCGATACTGAGCATCGCGCGCAAAAACGGAAAGACAGGGCTGATAGCCGGTATCCTGCTGGCGCATCTGGTGGGGCCAGAGGCGGTACAGAATACCCAGATCGTAAGCGGCGCGCTTAGTCGCGAGCAGGCATCCATCGTTTTCAACCTCGCGGTGAAGATGGTGAACCTGAACCCGGACCTGCAGGTGTTAGTGCATATAATTCCAAGTGGCAAAAAGCTAATAGGGTTGCCGTGTAATGTCGAATACAAGGCGCTATCTGCTGAGGGTAAAACCACACACGGCCTTTCCCCGATTCTGGCGATTCTGGACGAAACCGGACAGGTAAGGGGGCCGCAGGATGATTTTATCGACGCGATTACTACAGCCCAGGGTGCGCATGAGAATCCGCTTCTTATCGTTATCAGCACCCAGGCGGCGAACGATGCCGACCTGCTGAGCATCTGGATTGATGATGCGGTCAAATCGAAAGACCCGCACATTGTCTGCCACGTTTACGAAGCGCCAAAAGACGCTGATATCAGTAAGCGAGAATCCTGGCTTGCTGCGAACCCGGCGCTGGGAACGTTCAGATCTGAAAAAGACATGGCGCGCCAGGCTGAAATGGCAGGCCGAATGCCAAGCTTTGAGAACACTTTCCGCAACCTCAACCTTAATCAGAGAGTGTCGACCGTATCGCCGTTTATCTCCCGCAGCGTGTGGGAGTTGTGCGGTGGAGTACCGGTTAACACACCGAGGAAATGGTATGCCGGGCTGGATCTGTCGGCCAGGAACGACTTAACGGCGCTGGTTATCGCTGGTGAGGCTGATGATGGTGTCTGGGATATCTTTCCCTTCTTCTGGACCCCACAAAAGACATTGGAAGCACGCTCCAAAACAGACCGCGCACCCTATGACGTATGGGCAAGGGAGGGGCTTTTGCGTACCACGCCCGGTGCGTCCGTCGATTACTCATTCGTCGTTGCGGATATCGCTGAAATTATCGGTGATTTCGACCTTACGTCGATGGCTTTTGACCGCTGGCGCATTGACCAGTTCAGGAAGGATGCCGATGCCATTGGGCTGAGCCTCCCGCTGGTCGAGTTCGGCCAGGGATTTAAGGATATGGGGCCAGCTGTAGACACGCTGGAGTCTCTGATGCTTAACGGGCGTGTGAGGCATGGCATGCACCCCGTATTAACGATGTGTGCTGTGAATGCGGTGGTGGTGAAAGATGCTGCTGGCAACCGCAAGCTCGATAAATCCAAAGCAACGGGCCGTATTGATGGCATGGTCGCAATGACAATGTCCGTTGGTGCTGCTAATGGGGAAGTTACCGAACCGGGTGGTGACTTCGACGACTTCATTTTCCGACCGCTGAGCATGTGATGGAAGAACCTAAATACACGATTGACCTGCGAACCAATAACGGCTGGTGGGCAAGGCTACAGTCCTGGTTTGTCGGCGGGCGTTTAGTCACCCCAAATCAGGGCTCACAGACGGGGCCTGTTTCGGCCCACGGACACCTGGGCGATTCATCCATTAACGATGAACGGATACTGCAAATTTCGACGGTTTGGCGCTGCGTGAGCCTGATTTCAACGCTCACGGCATGCTTACCGCTTGATGTCTTCGAAACTGACCAGAATGACAACCGCAAAAAAGTGGGTTTGAGCAATCCGCTGGCGCGACTGCTGCGCTACTCACCGAATCAGTACATGACCGCCCAGGAATTCAGGGAGGCCATGACGATGCAGCTCTGTTTCTACGGTAACGCGTATGCACTGGTGGATCGCAACAGCGCGGGTGACGTGATCAGCCTTCTCCCGCTTCAGTCTGCCAATATGGATGTGAAACTCGTCGGGAAAAAAGTGGTTTATCGCTATCAACGCGACAGCAAATACGCCGACTTTTCGCAGAGAGAGATTTTTCACCTTAAAGGCTTCGGATTCACCGGGCTGGTCGGCCTGTCACCCATTGCTTTTGCCTGTAAATCGGCAGGTGTGGCAGTTGCGATGGAGGACCAGCAGCGAGATTTCTTTGCCAACGGCGCCAAGTCTCCGCAAATCCTCTCAACCGGCGAAAAAGTGCTGACTGAACAGCAGCGCTCGCAGGTCGAAGAGAACTTCAAAGAGATCGCCGGCGGTCCGGTTAAAAAACGCCTCTGGATTCTGGAAGCGGGCTTTTCCACATCGGCAATTGGCGTAACGCCGCAGGATGCCGAAATGATGGCGTCCCGAAAATTCCAGGTTAGCGAGCTGGCTCGGTTCTTTGGCGTACCGCCTCACCTTGTCGGCGATGTTGAGAAGTCAACGAGCTGGGGATCGGGTATCGAGCAGCAGAATCTCGGCTTCCTGCAGTACACGCTGCAGCCCTATATCTCCCGGTGGGAAAACAGCATTCAGCGGTGGCTTATTCCTGCTAAGGATGTTGGCCGCATTCATGCTGAGCACAATCTCGACGGCCTGCTGAGGGGCGATTCGGCATCCCGCGCTGCCTTTATGAAGGCAATGGGAGAGGCAGGGCTACGCACCATCAACGAGATGCGACGAACGGACAACCTCCCGCCATTGCCGGGTGGCGATGTGGCAATGCGCCAGTCGCAATACGTGCCGATCACCGATTTAGGAACCAACAAAGAGCCCCGTAATAACGGGGCTTAATTTTTATGGGGGCCGTAATGCCTGAGATCGTAAAAACGCTGTCCTTCGACGAGACAGAAATCAAATTCACCGGTGACGGTAAACAGGGGATTTTTGAAGGCTATGCCTCTGTTTTTAATAACACCGATTCCGATGGCGACATCATTCTGCCCGGGGCGTTTAAAAACGCACTGGCTAACCAGACCCGCAAAGTGGCGATGTTTTTCAACCACAAGACGTGGGAGCTGCCGGTTGGTAAATGGGACAGCCTGGCCGAAGACGAAAAAGGCCTGTATGTGCGCGGTCAACTTACCCCAGGGCACAGCGGCGCCGCCGACCTGAAAGCGGCAATGCAGCACGGTACGGTTGAGGGTATGTCGGTTGGCTTTTCCGTTGCGAAAGACGATTACACCATCATTCCAACAGGCCGCATCTTTAAGAATATCCAGGCTCTGCGCGAAATCAGCGTCTGCACTTTCCCCGCCAACGAACAGGCTGGCATCGCAGCCATGAAAAGTGTCGATGGCATTGAAACGATTCGTGATGTGGAGAACTGGCTGAGGGATTCAGTCGGGCTCACCAAATCACAGGCAGTTGGGTTAATAGCCCGGTTTAAGTCAGCGATTCGGAGCGAGTCCGAGGGCGACGGAAACGAAGCACAAATCAACGCTCTGCTTCAGAGCATTAAATCTTTCCCTTCCAATTTAGGTAATTAATTATGTCTGAACTCGCTCTCATTCAAAAAGCAATCGAAGAATCCCAGCAGAAAATGACCCAGCTGTTCGATGCGCAGAAAGCTGAAATCGAAAGCACGGGCCAGGTTTCCAAACAGCTGCAGTCCGACCTGGCAAAAGTACAGGAAGAACTGTCCAAATCCGGTACACGCCTCTTCGATCTGGAACAGAAACTGGCTTCCGGTGCTGAAAATCCGGGTGAGAAGAAATCCTTCTCTGAACGTGCTGCTGAAGAGCTCATCAAGTCATGGGACGGTAAACAGGGCACCTTCGACGCGAAGACGTTTAACAAGTCTCTCGGCAGTGACGCTGATTCTGCTGGCTCACTGATCCAGCCGATGCAGATCCCTGGCATCATCATGCCGGGCCTGCGCCGTCTGACTATTCGTGACCTGCTGGCTCAGGGCCGAATTTCCAGCAACGCTCTCGAATACGTGCGTGAAGAGGTGTTTACCAATAACGCCGACGTAGTGGCAGAGAAGGCGCTTAAGCCAGAGTCGGATATCACCTTCAGCAAACAGACCGCGAACGTAAAGACCATCGCGCACTGGGTGCAGGCATCACGTCAGGTGATGGACGATGCGCCAATGCTGCAGTCCTACGTTAACAACCGCCTCATGTACGGTCTGGCACTGAAGGAAGAAGGTCAGCTGCTGAACGGCGACGGCACCGGGGATAACCTGGAAGGTCTGAACAAAGTGGCAACTGCCTACGACACCTCGCTGAATGCCACCGGCGACACCCGCGCCGACATTATCGCTCACGCCATTTATCAGGTGACAGAGTCTGAGTTTAGCGCTTCCGGTATCGTCCTGAACCCGCGCGACTGGCACAACATTGCGCTGCTGAAAGACAACGAAGGCCGCTATATCTTCGGTGGTCCTCAGGCGTTTACCAGCAACATCATGTGGGGGCTGCCGGTAGTTCCGACTAAGGCACAGGCCGCCGGTACCTTTACGGTGGGCGGTTTCGATATGGCCTCTCAGGTGTGGGATCGCATGGATGCCACCGTGGAAGTCAGCCGTGAAGACCGCGATAACTTCGTGAAAAACATGCTGACCATCCTGTGCGAAGAGCGCCTGGCGCTGGCGCACTATCGCCCGACGGCAATCATCAAGGGCACTTTCTCTTCTGGCTCATGATGGAGGAGGGCGGGGTAACCCGCCCTTTTAACGTATGGCGATAGATGTTTTGGATGTAATTAGCCTCCCCCTTTTCAAACAGCAGATTGAGTTTGAGGAGGATGACAGGGACGAGCTGATCACGCTGTACGCACAGGCAGCCTTTGACTACTGCTACCGGTGGTGTGATGAACCGGCATGGAAAGCGGCAACTGACATTCCTGCAGCAGTGAAGGGCGCCGTACTGCTGGTGTTTGCGGACATGTTCGAGCACAGGACCGCGCAGAGTGAAGTACAGCTTTATGAGAACGCCGCCGCAGAACGGATGATGTTCATCCATCGCAACTGGCGCGGTAAATCTGAACCTGAGGAGGGCTCCTGATGGAACCTGGACGATTCAGGCACCGGGTAAAAATTCTCACCTTCACGACTTCGCGCGATCCATCTGGTCAGCCGGTTGAATCGTGGACTGGTGGCAACCCGGTCCCGGCTGAGGTAAAGGGGATCAGCGGCAGAGAGCAGCTTTCAGGCGGCGCGGAAACGGCGCAGGCAACCATTCGCGTCTGGATGCGCTTCAGGTCAGAGCTGAATGCCTCTTCTCGTCTGGAAGTGCTCAGCGGCCCGTATAAAGGTCAGGTGCTAAATATCATCGGTCCTCCTGTAGCAAATGCGACCGCCACTCGCCTGGAAATTCTTTGCAAAACGGGAGCTGAAAAATGATTGAGACGAGCCTCGATTTTTCCGGGCTGAATGACATCGCAAAGGATCTGGAGGCGCTTAGCCGCGCTGAAAACAACAAGGTTCTGCGTGATGCCACGCGCGCCGGCGCCGAAGTGCTTAAGGACGAAGTGATCGCCCGCGCTCCGGTGCGTACCGGGAAACTGAAAAAAAACGTGGTGGTGGTGACCCAAAAAAGCCGCCGCCGCGGGGAAATATCTTCCGGTATTCACATCCGTGGCCGCAACATGCGAACCGGTAATAGCGACAACACCATGAAAGCCAGCGACCCGCGTAATGCGTTTTACTGGCGTTTCGTTGAAATGGGTACCGCTAACATGCCGCCGCACCCTTTCATTCGTCCCGCGTTCGATGTACGCCAGGAGCAGGCGACGGAGGTCGCAATCAGGCGCATGAACCAGGCCATTGACGAGGCGTTAAGCAAATGACGGAAGACGATCTTTATCCTCTGCTGGTGCCGCTGGCCGGAGGGCAGGTTTATCCCTACGTTGCACCGCTCGGCAGTGACGGGAAGCCTTCAGTATCGCCGCCCTGGGTAATTTTCTCGATTATTACCGACGTGGCCGCTGACGTTCTCTGCGGTCAGGCTGAATCTGCCGTTTCTGTGCAGGTTGACGTTTATTCCAGCACCATCACTGAAGCGCGCACGATCAGGAATATGGCGCTTGATGCTCTGCAGGTGCTGAAGCCGGAAAGCATTGTTAAAACGCCTGGCTATGAGCCTGATCTGCGCTATCACCGGGCAACGCTCGAATTTCAGGTAACCGTTTAACTTTTCCCACCATAACAGACCGCTCTGGCGGTCTTTTTTTTAACTGGAGAAACCATGACCAGTAAGTATGAAGTCACAAAGGGGATGACCTTTGCCGTCTCCGACGCACCCGTAACCGCCGAGGATTTTAACGCCTCAGGTTTCCCGGGCGCTGGTGTTACCTGGCTGGAAGCAGCCTGTGCAACAAAGGAGATCACCTTCACCGGCGGGCAGAAAGGGGATATCGACGTAACCACGCTGTGCTCAACAGAACAGGAGCAAACCAACGGCCTCGCCGCGCCTGCTGAAATGAGCATTACCCGTAACTGGGTTGGCGATGAAGCAGCACAGGAGGCACTGCAGACCGCTTACGAAAATGACGAACTGCGCGCTCTGCGCGTGGTATTCCCGTCTGGCAACGGTTTCTGCGTGCTGGTTGAGGTGCGCCAGAGCTCATGGTCTGCTGCAACCTCTTCCGTTGTTGGCGCTACCTATTCTCTGCGTGTACGCGGCAAACCTAAACGCATCTACGCGTCTGGTTCCTGAGCGGCTTCGGCCGCTTTTTTTTATCCCTCCGATCATGTAACAAGAGAAAAATGAAATGCCGCAAAAAACATCACAGAATTCATTACGCAACGTGGCGCTTACAGCATCGAAAGCCTATCGCACCAAAGAAGGTATCACGGTCCCTGAATGGGATGGCGCAAAGGTAACGCTGCGTGAACCCTCTGGCGATGCCTGGGTGAAATTCCGGGAGATCGTTAATCCCCAACTCGCCGAGGGCGAAGAGGCACCGACGCTGACGGAGGCGGAAAAGTTTCTGCGTAACAAAGAGGCTGATGTGGTTCTGTTTATTGACGTTCTGCTGGATGAAAACGGCGAACGAGTATTCAGCGATGAGGATCAGGAGCAGGTATCTAAAATTTATGGTCCTGTGCACTCCCGCCTGCTGGCTCAGGCCCTCAACCTCGGAATGAGCCAGGAAGAAGCGGGAAAGCCGTAAAGCAGCCGCTAACCTTCTTCCTAATGTCGCTGGCGCTCCGGTTGGGGCGCACTCTCCATGAACTGCGCCAGACCATGACCGCCAGCGAGCTCAAAATGTGGATCGAGTTCGACCGCATCAGTCCGATTGGTGACTGGCGCGCCGATGCTCAGGCGGCGCAGATCTCCGTTGCAATGCTGAACTCTCAGGGCGGGAAATTCACCATTCCTGACGTGATGCTGAAATGGGGTGAGCAGGAAGAAGGCGCTGAAGTCTCTGAACTCGAAGAATGGATGTCCAGTCTTTGATGCCCGCGGCTGCGGGCTTTTTTATGGGTGAAATATGGCAACGCTGCGCGAGCTAATCATCAAAATTTCGGCGAACTCTTCTTCTTTCCAGTCAGAGATCGCCAGAGCGTCCCGCATGGGAACCGATTACTACCGCACTATGGAACAGGGCGGGAAAAAAGCTGCAGCGGCCACGCGTGAAACTCAGCGGTCTTTGGCTGACCTGAATTCTCAGCTTGCAACCGTGCGATCTTCTGCTGCCGGGCTTGCCGGTGCGTGGGCTGGTGCATTTGCCACACATCAGCTGATTCAGTTTGCCGACACGTGGAACCAGTTGAATGGGCGTCTTCGCCTTGCGTCCTCTTCCAGTGAGGATTACGTGCAATCCCAGCGCGTGCTGATGGAGATTAGCCAGCGCACCGGAACATCCCTCGAGGCAAACAGCAACCTGTACAGCAGAATTGCGCAGTCCCTGCGTGATGCCGGTTACGCTTCTGCTGACGTCGCAAAAGTTACGGAAACCGTAGCAACCTCACTGAAGCTGTCTGGCGCCAGTACCGAAGAGGCGAGTTCTGTTATCACCCAGCTTAGCCAGGCGCTTGGCTCAGGTGTTTTGCGAGGCGAAGAATTTAACTCCATCATGGAGAACGGCGGCCGCCTGGCGAAACTGCTGGCTGATGGGCTAGGTACCACTGTTGGTGGCCTGCGAAATATGGCCAACAACGGCGAGCTGACGACCAACAAGATTGTCCCGTTACTAACCAATGTCGAAATCCTCCGTAAAGAGTTCGACACCCTCCCTGCATCCATCAGCGGATCTGCACAGAAAGTGCAAAACGCTTTTCTAGCATGGGTTGGCGGGGCGAACGATGCCGTCGGCGCATCATCAACCCTATCCGGCGTGCTGGATGGTCTGGCGAATAACATCGATGATGTGGCAAATACAGCCGGTATTCTGGTTGGTGTTGGCCTCGCTCGTTATTTTGGCAATATGGTTGGCAGCGTCGCTCAGTCAACCCGGGCAGTGCTCGCTAATACGGCCGCCGAGGTCGCACTGGCGCAGGCTCAGGTTCGCGGCGCTCAGGTTAGCGTTGCCGCTGGTCGGCAGGCTGTTTACCGCGCTCAACAGGCGCGCGCAGCGGCGACGAGCATTGAGGCTCAGATTGTCGCTGAGCGTAATCTTGCTGCAGCTCAGGCATCACTGAATACGGCGCTTTCTGGCAGGGCTTCGGCCGTTAATAACCTCACCAATATAGCCTCGGTGATGTCCCGCCTGGGTAGTGGGGTGCTGGGTATTCTCGGTGGCTGGCCTGGAGTGATTATCGGTGCCGGCGCTGCGATGTATGGTCTTTATCAGCATACCCAGCAGGTGCACCGTGAGGCGGTAGGTTTTGCCAACAACCTTGACGAGATCAACAATAAGCTCCAGCAGATGTCGGTGCTTGGCCTGCGTTCGACCGCGGCTGATGCCCGTACATCTTTACAGGCGCAAAAACAGGACCTGGCCGACCTCGACTCTCAGATCGCGAAGGTGAAAGACAGCCTTAAGGCGGTTGACCAAATCCAGCAGGACTACAACCGCCATCCGACCCTGACCCTGATTAACACTTTCATGGACCAGGCCGACATCACGGCCAAAAACATCGAGCTTACTGATAAGCTGAACCAGCTGGAGTACCAGCGCGAACAGGCAGCCTCAAAAGTCGAGCAAACGCAGAAGCTGGTAAACAATGCCAGTGATCTGGCCACGCAAAAGGCTATCGAACAGGCTGGCGCCGTCTCAATCCTGAGAGGTGCGTATGACCTGCTTAACCACTCAATGTCAGCGACAGCTGGTGCGAAGCCGCCGCAGTATGCCGGGCCCGTCGTTTCACTGGCGAACGCAACGCCTCAACAGCAAACCGCACTGGAGCGCTCACGCCGAGATAACGAGCTGGCCAGCCTCAGCGGATTAGAAAAACTCCATCAGCAGCACGTTTATGAAGCAGAAGACCTGCAGCTGACGGGGGCGCTTTACACCAAGTACATATACAACAAGGATCAGGCAGCCAAAAAGGATGCAGCGGCTGCGGAGGCAAAAAAAACCTCTACTGCTGCCTCAAATGCTCAGAGTAAAGCCGAGCGTGAAGCGGCCAGCACAGCCGAACAGTATTCGCGGAAAATGGCCGATCTGAGCGTGGCTATCGACGTGCAACGCGTCCGGGCCATGGAAGGCGAAAAAGCCTCGGAGCTTTACGCTGCATCGCACCAGGCAGGCACTAAATGGACCGACGAGCAGCGCAGAGCGATCCAGGCATCATCAGCAGAGCTGGCAAAATGGACGCAAAAAGCCGACGAGAACGTGCGTAAGCAGCGCGAACAAGCTGATGCCCTGAAGGATTTAACTGAAGCGGCCCGAAAGTTCAGGGATGAGGCGACGCTGACAACCGAAACCGCAGGCATGAGCGATCGCCAGCGCAGCCGGTTCGACGAGACGCAACAGATCGACCGTGTTTTTGCTAAAACGGACGGCGGTACCGAGGCCATCGCGCAGCGCGCCGCAGCCCTCGATGCTCTGGATAAGAAATACAAGGCTATAGCAGCAGCTGAAGCGGACTGGATGTCCGGCGTATCACGCGGCTATGCCAACTGGTTTGATGAAATCAGTAACGTATCCGGCACGGTTTCTGACGGGGTGAAAACAACACTCGACAGCGCGTTTGGTAACGTCACCTCAATGCTCGAAGGCAATAAAGTTAGCTGGAAATCGTGGGGTATTTCTGTCCTGCAGATCATCGAAAAAGTGGCGCTTCAGATGGCGGTGGTCAGCGCGATGGGTGGTGCCTCTTCCGGTTCTGGCATTTTTGGCTCACTCATCGGCAGTGTGGGCAGCTTCTTCGGTGGCGGGTCGGGAGCCTCAGCCAGCACCGGTACGGCGGTTTCCAGTTATGGCTCAAGCTTCCAGTTTAACGCCAAAGGCGGCGTTTATGACTCTCCATCCCTGAGTGCTTTCAGTAATGGGATCGTCAGAAATCCCACCATGTTTGCTTTTGCAAAAGGCGGGGCCGGAATCATGGGCGAGGCTGGGCCGGAGGCAATCATGCCGCTGACCCGCGCGCCGGATGGTTCTCTCGGTGTTCGTGCTGTCGGAGGTGGCGGAGGTCAGTCCGTATCGTCGGCGCCACAGGTTTATATCACCATCGATGGTAACGGCAACACCTCAACGCAAACCTCACCAGGCCTTGAGCAATTTGGTGCAGAGGTCGGGAAATTTGTCGATCAGCGATATAAGCAGAATGTAATGCGTGATATCCGCCCCGGCGGTGACATCTGGAACGCAATGAAAGGAAACCGATAAATATGGCCATCGAAACTTTCACATGGTGCCCACGGATTAACGCTGAGGCTGATACAAATTTCCGCGTCAGGAAAGCCAAGTTTGGCGATGGATATGAGCAGGTTTCAGGTGATGGATTAAACCCTAAAAGCCAGCAATGGACGCTCAATTTTACTGGCAACGAAACCTACATTTCAGCGATTAAATCTTTTCTCGACAGGCATGAAGGAACGAAAGCCTTTCAGTGGAAGCCACCGCTCGAGCCTTTGGGTTTGTATCGTTGCGAAACGTATAAACCTACCGGGCTCGGCGCGGGGAAATTCAACCTTGAAGCAACATTCATCCAGGCATTTAAACCATGAGCTTAAACGCAGACTATCAGAAGCTTGAATCCGGAAACGATGTTCGTCTGATTGAGGTGGACGGTTCTTCCTTTGGGCTAACGGACGTTCTCCGCTTTCACAATTACAGTATTCCCCACACAGAAGCGGAAATCATCGCCGCAGGTGGGGATGAGTCCAAGCTTCCGGCGAAACCAGTCTGGTGGCAGGGAAATGAGTACGCCGCCTGGCCATATCAACTGGAAGGTCTGGAGAAATCAACCAGTGGGAGCAATGCAACGCCATCACTGACGGTTGCGAACATCGAAAGCTCCATTTCTGCCCTGTGTCTTGCGTATGACGATCTGCTGCAGGCGAAAGTAACTATTCACGACACAAAAGAGAAATATCTCGATGCCAGAAATTTCGCAGACGGTAACCCTACAGCAGACCCGACTCAGGAAAAGCTGCAGGTCTGGTATATCGACGGAAAAACTGGAGAGCTTGCCGGTGAAACCGTTGAATTTGCTCTGTCCAGCCCGATGGATCTGCAGGGGCAAATGATCCCGACGCGACAGCTTCATTCGCTCTGTACCTGGTGTATCCGGAATAAATATCGTACCGGCGACGGCTGCGACTATGCCGGAACCCGCTATTTCGACAAAAACAACAACCCGGTAAGCGATCCGTCGTTGGATGAATGCAACGGCACGCTGACGGCTTGCAAACTCCGATTCGGCGAAAATAACGAACTCTCGTTTGGTGGCTTCCCGGGCACGTCTTTGATCAGGAGTTGATATGCGTCAGAAAACCATGGATGCGATTATGGCGCATGCTGCAGCTGAATATCCTCGCGAATGTTGCGGTGTGGTAGTGCAGAAAAGCCGTGTTGAACGTTATTTCCCGTGCCGGAATCTTGCCGCGGCGCCGGAGGACAATTTTGTCCTTTGCCCCGAAGACTATGCAACCGCTGAAGACTGGGGAACGGTGATAGCCATCGTTCACAGTCACCCTGACGCCACAACCCAACCGAGCGAACTGGATAAAGCGCAATGCGATGCAACGCTTTTACCCTGGCACATCGTGAGCTGGCCTGAGGGGGATTTACGCACCATCCAGCCGCGCGGAGAACTGCCGCTGCTGGAGCGTCCGTTTGTGCTTGGACACTTCGATTGCTGGGGGCTGGTAATGAGCTATTTCCGGCAAACGCACGGTGTCGAGCTCCACGATTACCGCGTGGATTATCCCTGGTGGGAAAACGACTATCCGGACAACTTTTATCAGGATTGCTGGTATGAGTGCGGTTTCCGTGAATTCGACGGGCCACCGAAACCCGGTGATATGGTGATCATGCAGGTCCAGGCTGATAAGTGGAATCACGCGGGAATTCTGCTGGAGGGAAATATGCTGCTGCACCACCTGTACGGACATCTGAGCCAGCGCGTGCCGTATGGTGGCTACTGGCAGGAACGAACAATGAAAATCGTTCGTTATAAAGATTTAAAGGGAGATGAATAATGCAAGAAGTTATGAGTCGTATTGAACTGGGTGGCGTGCTTGGTAAAACCTTCGGCAAAGTTCATCACCGCCTAATCTCCCGTGTGAGTGAGGCGGGTGTTGCGCTCGCAAAAACCATCCCTGGATTTGAGCAGTTTATGATTTCCAGCCAACGCCGAGGACTCACTTTTTCCGTTTTCGAAGGGAAAAGAAACATCGGTGAGGATGATCTTGGCTTTCCGGTTACCGGTGACGTTATCCGCATTGTTCCTGTAATCATTGGTAGTAAAAAGGCGGGTGTACTGCAAACAATCCTTGGTGCAGTGCTGGTCGTTGTCGGGGTCGCTATCGGCTATTTTTCAGCGGGTACGTTATCTGCGGCTGGGTATGGCGTCGCACAATTTGGTGCGGCGATGATGGTCGGCGGTGTTGTGCAAATGCTTTCCCCTCAGCCAACTGGATTGGCCAGCAAACAAAGTGCAGATAACCGTGCATCATACGCATTTGGTGGTGTAACAAACACCGCGGCGCAAGGCTACCCGGTACCGCTCCTTTATGGCCGTAGGCTGATAGGCGGAGCGATTATTTCTGCCGGAATTTATGTCGAAGATCAGCAGTAGATAACTAACCTTTTTTTCTGGCCACCTTCGGGTGGCTTTTTTTATGGGCGCAATATGGCTACAGACAAAGTAGTAAAGGGCCGCAAGGGCGGCAGCTCAAGTTCCCGAACCCCTACCGAACAGCCTGATGATCTGCAATCTGTAGCGAAGGCTAAAATCCTCGTTGCGCTTGGTGAAGGGGAGTTTGCAGGGCAGCTAACCGGCAAAGATATCTACCTGGACGGAACGGCCCTGGAGAATGCTGACGGCTCCCAAAACTTCAGCGGCGTAACGTGGGAGTTTCGCGCAGGAACGCAGGCGCAAAAATATATTCAGGGTATTCCCGGTACCGAAAACGAAATCAGCGTAGGAACTGAGGTATCAAGCGCTACGGCCTGGACGCGCACCTTTACCAATACGCAGCTTTCAGCAGTTCGCCTGCGTCTGAAATGGCCCTCGCTTTTCAAACAGGAGGACGACGGCGATCTGGTGGGTTATTCGGTCAATTATGCGATTGACCTGCAGACGGACGGCGGCACATGGCAGACGGTACTCAATACCACCGTGACTGGCAAAACGACGTCTGGATATGAGCGCAGCCACCGTATCGATTTACCGCAGGCTGGCAGCACCTGGACAATCCGCCTGCGTAAGATTACCGCTGACGCCAACAGCGCGAAGATCGGCGACACGATGACGCTGCAGAGCTTCACTGAGGTGATTGACGCCAAGTTACGCTATCCCAACACAGCGCTACTCTACATCGAATTCGATTCCAGCCAGTTTAACGGCTCTATCCCGCAGATCTCCTGCGAGCCTCGCGGGCGTGTTATTCGTGTGCCAGATAACTATGACCCCGAAACAAGAATGTACAGCGGGACATGGACCGGTGCGTTTAAGTGGGCATGGACGGATAATCCGGCGTGGATTTTTTACGATCTGGTTGTTTCTGACCGGTTCGGCCTCGGTCACCGTTTGACTGCTGCGAATATCGATAAATGGACGCTGTATCAGGTTGCCCAGTATTGCGATCAGATGGTACCAGACGGCAAGGGGGGCAACGGTACCGAACCACGTTATACCTGTAACGTGTACATCCAGGACCGGAACGACGCCTACACAGTCCTGCGTGATTTTGCTGCTATCTTCCGTGGTATGACCTACTGGGGCGGGGATCAGATTGTTGCCCTGGCTGACATGCCGCGCGATGTTGATTACAGCTACACGCGTGCTAACGTTGTTGGCGGTCGCTTCACCTATTCGAGCAGCACCACGAAAAGCCGCTACACCACAGCGCTGGTATCATGGTCTGATCCCGGTAATGCTTACGCCGACGCGATGGAGCCGGTATTTGAGCAGGCGCTGGTGGCGCGGTACGGTTTCAATCAATTGGAAATGACAGCCATCGGCTGCACCAGGCAGTCTGAAGCAAACCGAAAGGGGCGCTGGGGTATTCTCACCAACAACAAGGATCGCGTTGTTTCGTTTGATGTCGGGCTGGACGGCAACATTCCTCAGCCGGGCTACATCATCGCCGTGGCAGACGAGCTGCTTTCCGGAAAGGTTATGGGCGGCCGCATCAGCGCCGTTAACGGTCGCGTTATCAAACTTGACCGCGTGGCAGATGCGGCAGCAGGTGATCGCCTTATTCTCAACCTACCTTCCGGTGCATCGCAGAGCAGGACCATTCAGGCCGTGAACGGTGAATCAGTCACAGTCACCACGGCATACAGTGAGACGCCACAGGCTGAAGCTGTTTGGGTGGTTGAATCTGACGAGCTTTACGCTCAGCAGTATCGCGTTGTCAGCGTAAGCGATAATGATAATGGCACCTTCTCGATCACCGCCGCATGGCACGATCCGGATAAATATGCCCGTATCGATACTGGCGCAATTATCGACCAGCGGCCAATAAGTGTAATACCTCCTGGTAATCAGTCCCCGCCAGCTAACATCGTGATCAGCTCGTTTTCTGTTGTTCAGCAGAATATCAGCGTCGAGACCATGCGCGTCAGCTGGGACCAGGCGCAGAATGCTATCGCCTATGAGGGGCAGTGGCGCCGTAACGACGGAAACTGGGTGAACATGCCTCGCAGCTCCACCACGTCATTTGACGTCCCGGGAATTTATGCCGGGCGCTACCTGGTGCGCGTGCGTGCAATCAATGCCGCTGAAATTTCCTCAGGATGGGGATATTCAGAAGAGAAGACGCTGACTGGCAAAGTAGGCAATCCACCTAAGCCAGTAGGATTCACAGCTACGGGCATTAACTGGGGGATTCGTCTTAACTGGGGTTTCCCGGCAAACACCGGCGATACGCTAAAAACGGAAATTCAGTACACTGCCAACAGTGACTTTTCAGATCCACTCTTGCTCTCAGACGTGCCTTATCCCTCTGCGGAATACACCCAGCTCGGCCTTAAAGCAGGGCAGGAATTCTGGTACCGGGCGCAGCTGGTCGACAGAACGGGTAACGAGTCCGGGTATACCGACTGGATCAGGGGGATGTCTAACGATAACGCCGATGATTATCTGGGCGATATCGCAGATGATTTCCTAACCTCTGCCGACGGAGAACGCCTAACTGGTGACATCGATACCAACATTGAGGGAATACTGCAGAACGCCCTGGCGAACCACGGAACTGTTGAGCACCAGTGGGCACAATACGGAGAAGTTCGTGCCGATATTCTGGTGGTTAAAACGACGATTGCTGAAGTTGATAATGCAATGGCCGAACTGTCAACGCAGGTGCAGGCGCAGATCGATGATGTTACTGCAGCACTTGAGGATAAACTTACCGCCGTCGTTGATGCCTCCGGCGCTTCGGCTATCTACACCCTCAAAACAGGCGTGAGGATAAACGGCATCATGTATAACGCCGGAATGTCGATTGCCGTTCTGGCGCAGGCAGGGCAGCCGATTGTAACCCGAGTAGGTTTCAACGCTAACCAGTTCGTACTGATGAGTGGCAGTGGTGATACCCAGTATTCTCCGTTCGCTGTGGTTAATGGGCAGGTCTTTATCAGCTCAGCATTTATTCAGGATGGTACGATCACCAATGCCAAAATCGGTAACTTTATCCAGTCCAACAATTATGTTGCAGGGTCGCAGGGATGGCGAATTGATAAAAGCGGGACGTTCGAAATTAACGGCGTAGCTGGAGGGGGAAGAATGCTGATATCCAGCACCCTTATTCAGATTTACGACAGCAACAACGTGCTGCGCGTCAGAATGGGGTTATGGTAATGCCACAAGGTTTGCAATGCTGGGATAGTGCAGGGCGTATTGCTGTAGATCTTACTGATTATGCAATCAGGTATATAGGGAGCACTTCTGTAACGTTTGCAGCCGGAGAAACGGTTAAAGACGTTTACTTTTCGGGTATAACTCAGGATGGCTCATTTATAACGATTGTAACGACGGGAGTAACTGCGAATGAATATTATTGCCGCGCTTTTAATGGCGGCTTCACTGCATTCTATTTACCGAACACCGGCAGTCCAGCATTCACTTTCACAGTTGAGGTTTATAACTTTCAATGAGCGGATTCGAAGTTTACAACAGTGCCGGAAAGTTGCTCGTTGACTCACAAAACAGGTCCACCCTTTTTTATGATCAGCGCTCGCTTGGCGCTGTTACGGATAAAGGGTTTTACCGCGTGGATAGCCCGTTCGGTGACGGAAGTACACTGGGTTTAACCCAGCAACAATTCTGGAATGACGGAACATTGCGATGGCTTAAACTTGATGTGAATAAGTATGGTTTGCCTGGAGCTGAGCTTCTTGAAGATAATGCTGGCAGCATGATCCGAACGACGAGAAACATCGGAATGCAGAGCGGTTACTTGGATGTTTTCGATAGTGCCGGCAACCTTATCTGGAGCGCAGCTTCAGCATCGAAAATGCCCCGGGTAGTTGGCTTCTTTGATGTCCCTGCGAACTATGACCTTCAGAACAATACCTTTGTGTTAAACCTCAGCTTTACCCCGTGGATTCTGGTAAATAACTGCCCCGGAAACCTCAGTGATGATGGAGTGGTAACTGGTTACTCAGGTATTGCTCTGAAATGGACTGGCTCGCAATTGCAGGGCCGATACATCTCAAAAAATCAGCGCAGCTGGAGCCAGACACTTCAGGGGCGTGGGTTACGAATCCCCATCGCTCAGTTTGTCAGTATTTGATGCATGTGGAACGCGGGGGTAATGCGTGGCGATCATGTTTTGATTAACTCCCTTTACTGGCTCGAACCGGTACACGACATCAAAATTATCTGCTTTCTTATAGCAAATGTTACTCAGTCGCTTATTAACATGGCGGCTAAAAATACCATTGCTGCTATCAGAAATAACGTTAACTTTCATTTTTACACAGTCGATGTTGACGTGAATATCACCACCAAGTGATAAGCGCGCAGCATCTACTGGGTAATCCATTTTGAAATTATATTCTCTTTCATGACCAGAGCAGCCAAACATAAAAAATGTAATGGCTGTGAGTAAAAGACGAGTTTTCATGTAATTCCCTTTTGTTGTTATGGGTGAATTTTAATCTAATGATGTGTTTTTTCTCAAACACAAAAGGGTTTTTATCCTCAAAAATTTGACCTCGCCCCGGCGGGGTTTTTTATTGCCCGAAAGGAGCGCATATGTCTGCAGGAACTATCACCCTGACAAACGGGTCCGCTATTGTTGGCGGTTCCGGAACCTCATTCGCAACCGAACTCGCCCCAGGTGACTTTATTGTCTCTACTGTTGGTGGTGTTGATTATACGCTGCCAGTAAAAACGGTTGACGGTAATACCCAGGTGACGCTGGTCAGCAACTTTACCGGGCCTACTCAGGCCGGTGCAGCTTGGTCAGCCGTCCCCCGCGTTGCGCTGAACATGGTAACTGCCGCGCTGGTGGCGCAAAGTGCTGAAGCGCTGCGTGGACTGAATTACGACAAACAGAACTGGCAGCAGGTTTACAGCGCCGCCGGAAACATCACAGTGAAGCTTCCAGACGGCACAACCTTTACTGGCCCGTCATGGAAATATCTGTCTGACAATATGGCAACCAAGAGCGGTGGGTCCGTACCTGTTAACCAGGGCGGTACCGGATCGACAACCGCATTAGGCGCTCGCACAAACCTCGGATTAGGAAACAGCGCCACGAGGGATGTCGGAACAGCGGCGGGAACGGTGGCCTCCGGGGATGATGCTCGCCTGGGTACGGTGAACGGAAAAACAGGTGGCACGATTTCATCCAACGTTAATATAACTGGCAATTGTATAACATCGCATGGTAATGGCTTCGGTGTAGGAACCAGCGGAAACTATAAACTTGAAATCAACTCGTCTGCGACTGAGCCAACAGCAACTGATGGACCTATAGCCTGGTCGATCACCCGATGGTATTCCGATTCAGTGATGTTACTTTCCCGTCGTTCTGGTGGCACTACAATCAAGAGTCAGGGCATTCAGTTTGCCAACGGTAACCAGTTTGAATTCCTGTCTACCGGAAGTGCAACGTGCCCCGGAACATTCCAGGGTGGGTCTGATGAGCGGCATAAGTTCAATATTGAGTTGGTGAAAGATCCATTGGCCTCCGTGCTCAGCTTTCGTGGTGTGACGTATGACAAAAAAGACGGGCTTCCTGAAGTCGGGCTAATCGCACAGGACGTTGAACGCGCTTGCCCGGTAGCAGTTAGCTCGTCTGACGACAGAATTTTTCGTGATGGAACTGTTATACCTAATTTCAAATATCTGAATACAGCAGGTACCGCCGCAGCGTTTCATACTGAGGCAATCAAAGAGTTGTTGATGCTTATTGAAATTTTGATCGACGATCCACAGACGGCTAAAGAACGAATCGCTGCATTGAAAACAAAAGCGAATGAAATAGCTCAACGAGAAATTGAAAATGCTGCTCCATGGATGGAAGAACCACCTGATTTTAACCCTAAAGCCAATGGGGAGGGGAATAGTGTACAAGAATAA